AAGGTGTTGGTGCATATGATGGGGTTGGTGCATATGATGGTGCTAAAGAAGGTGCTGGTGCAGACGATGGTGTTAGTGCATATGAGGGTGCTAATGCAGACGAGGGTGCTAATGCAGACGAGGGTGCTAATGCAGACGAGGGTGTTAGTGTATATGATGGAGAAGGGGAGGGTAAATTGGTGAAACTAAAGGATAGTAAATCACTCATATATATATATACAAACAAAAAAAATTATTAATTAAAATATAATATATTAATCTCTCTACATATTTTATATTTTATATTTTAGATACATTTTTAAATTTTAGATATAATTTTATCAATACTAATACAGTATTATTAATATCTAAATCTATACCAATTAACATCATATTATTTATATGATATTATTGTTTATTTTATAAAGATTTTTTACTAGAATATTGATTATAAACATTAGGATTTAATATAGGATTTTGATAATTAAACCAAATAAATACAGCCATAATTGCACATAATCCTATATAAATATTTATTACAACTGATATATTTCTATTAGCAATAATAGTAGCAGGATCTATACTCAAAATTGATATCATACCGTAAAATATTGCACCAATAAATGATACTGGATAACAAAAATAAAATAAATAATCGAATAACGATGACGGTTTATTTGATATAACAGGATTATAATTTTCTACAGTTAATACAACTGGACTGCCTAAACCCGCTAATAATAATTTTTTATTTCCTACTATAATATGTGTTCCAATAGAAATCCAAGTTGCACCATTATCTGTACTAAGTTCTTTACTTTGTAATCCTGTACCACGTAAAATTTTAATATTACCTATTTCTATAGTAACACCTTCATCTAATGCAGGTACAACTAAATGTGAACCTGTTTGAACTTGAGTAATATCAACTGTTTGATTACCAGTATTAGGATTAGTTGTAGTTGTTGCAAGTGCAATTGGTAAAGTAGTTCCTACTAATTCAGGATATGTTTCTGGATTATTATTAATTATTGATTTTAAGTTATCTGGGAATGGAATAACAACAGATACAGGTTGATTTTCAGTAATAGCTTGTAACGAATCTAGTATTACATCTTTTGGAGCATTTTGTGGTAAACTATCTAATTGATTTGTTACTTCTTGTACAACTATATTTATATTTACAGATGGTGTTGGTGCAGCAGGAGCAATAGGTGTATACGATGGTGCAGGTGCAGCAGGAGCAATAGGTGTATACAATGGTACAGGTGCATCCAAGGATGTTAGTATATTTGATGTAGATATGCTTGGATTATATTGTTGTATAGTAAATATTGTTGGACTTCCTAAACCTGATAACTTAAATTCTTTATTTTCTATTATAATAAGTGTTCCAAGAGAAAGCCAAGTTATACCATTATCTGTACTAATTTGTTTACTTGTTGTACCAGAACCACGTAAAATTTTAATACCACCAATTTCTATAGTAACACCTTCATCTAATGCAGGTACAACTAAATGTGTACCTGTTTTAACTTGCGAAATATCAACTATTTGATTACCAGTACTAGGATTAGTTGTAGTTATTGCGAGTGTAATAAATAAAGTAGTTCCTACTAATTTAGGATATGTTTCTGGATTATTATTAATTATTGATATTAAGTTATCTGGGAATGAAATAACAATAGATACTGGATGGTATCTTGTAATAGCTTGTAATGAATCGAGTAGTACTTCTTTTGTAGCAGTTGGTGATAATCTATTTAAATTGTATGTTACTTTATTATATGTTGCTTTTTGTACATCAGTTTGTGTTACGTCGTATGAAGGTGCTAGTGCGGATGAAGATGCTAGTGCTGACAAAGGTGCTGGTGCGGGTAAATCACGACCAATAAGTGTGTATGATGGTGCAGGTGCGGCATGAGCAATAGACGATGGTGCAGGTGCATACCATGATCCAGGGGAGTATAATGATGTTAATGTGCAAGATGGTGGTAGTACTAGAGACGGTGATGATATATGTGTCCCATAATACCCTCCGCAAAATGAATTTATCCTTATAAAAGCACTTGAAAATATAGGATAATTTACACCAGTTCTAGAAAGCATTGGACAACCATTACCAAATATCCCCATGGCATTTGTAATATTATCTGCCCGCCACATTGTCAGATCTTGATTAAATGATGTAGCACCATCAAACATGTATGATATGTCTGTAACCGTCGATGGTAGTTGATAATCGACACTTTTCACATTTATACATCCAGAACATGCAAATGCAAGGTTTGTAAGTTGTAAAGATCCCCATGGATCTGCCCCTTCGCCACCATAATTTCCAGTTAGCGATGTTAGAATGCTGGGATCTGTGTTGCTTGTTTGAGGGGCTAATCTATTAATAAAGCCATTGAATATACTCATTTTTCCACTTATTTTTATGACAAATGAACCAGTTGCAGAATAGGTGTGATTAGGTACCTGTTGATTTGACATATTAGCAGAATTCCACAACTCAAGTGGTGTAGAATCTCCCCAGTCAATTAGTATAGCATCGTAGTGACGAACACGATGAAATGCTAAGAATACTTGATTATATAATATAGTACCATTGTTTCCGCTTCCAATTTGTGAAATTGTAATTTTTAGTTGCAGTTCCCCATGCCCTCCATAATAGGATCCAGTGTATGGATTTCTAGTTTTAAATGCAGATGTAAAATTAGGATAATTTACACCTGACTTAGAAAGCATAGGGCAATAGTAAGAAAACATATACGATGCATTCGTTACCTTAGTTGCAGCCCATGAATTTAAATTTTGATAGAATGACGTTGCATTATAAAACATATACGACATATTTCTTACCTGGCTTACATTCCATGAACTTATATTTTGATTGAACGCTTCAGCAAGAAAAAACATAGAAGACATATTCATTACTTTGCTCACATTCCATGAACTTATATCTCCATTGAAGGCCTTAGCTGACTTAAACATTCCTTCTATAGATGTCACATTGCTCACATCCCATAAATTTAAATTTTGATTGAATACCTCGGCTGCATAAAACACATAATTCATTTTTAAAACTTTGCTTACATCCCATGAATTTATATTTCCATTGAATGCTTGGGCGGCAAAGAACATATAACTAATATCAGTTACGGTTGATGGTAATGTTGTTGGTACGGTTGTTAATAATATACATGATCCAAAGAGGTAAGATAAATTTGTAATATTTGGATAAACATTACCCCAACTCAACATCCCTGTAATACGTGTATCCATAGAGCTCGGTTGATTGTAAGTATTAATAATAGAATTAGTAAATAAAGTCCTAGTATTTGTTCCAGTTACAGTAATTTTATATGATCCAGCTTTGGTATACGTGTGAGATGGAACCGTTAGTCCCGCTGCATTTTTAGCATAAGGTAACTGAGCAACTCTATATATGTCAAGAGTAGAACTAGGAGAATCACCCCAGTTAATTGATATTAAGTTTCCATTATGTATTAAGTCTCCATTACGTCTAGCTGCATCATCCATAGCAAGAGGTAAGCGTATAAAACCAGCACCATCAGCAATATCACTAATATTGAATGTCATAATCATAGGGTAAACAGTACGTCCATAATATGTTCCACTGTATGGGTTTGTTGTTGTAAAAGCACTTGAAAATGGAGGATAATTTACACCAGTATTAGATAACATTGGGCAACCATTATCAAATATCCCAGTGGCATTTGTAATATTAGATACATCCCATGTGCTCAGATTTTGAGTAAATGATCTAGCACCATTAAACATGTATGATATGTCTGTAACTGTTGATGGTAGTGTTGTGGGAACACTTGATAAGTTTATACAACCAGAAAATGCCCCTGTAAGACTACCGAGTTTTAGAGATCCCCACGAAGATACTGATCTTATGATAGAAAAATCATTCGGATCAAAATTAAAACCACCTAATCCTATAAGGCTAGTTGATTTTGAGGTTATTTTTATACTAAATGATCCAGTTGACAAATATCTATGATTAGGTAAACCACCAGAATTTCGATTCCATACATCAGGAGTTGTAGAGTCACCCCAATCAATCGTTATATTATCAAGACTATCAGAATTTTCTTCTAAATAAGGAGGGTCGAATGTAAAATTTAAGAAAAATAGTTTGCGATCAGCGTAGTACATTTGGTCGTTTTCATCATACAGCTGCTCAGTATCAAGTTTAGAAATCACAATATTTAATATCATTGGAGTATCCATTATAATATATATATATATATATATTATAATAAAAAAATTATTAAGAAATATACTTATGAGCTTTAGAGAATCCTGGATATTAACTAATAACTCGCGAGCTTTAGCGAATCCTGATATTAACTAATAACTCGTGAGCTTTAGCGAATCCTGGATATTTCTTTTAAGAAATATATTCCTCTACATACTTTGTATTTTGTATCTTAGATATATAAAAAGATTGGATTATATTTGTTGAAAAATGATTAATTATTAAATCTATCAATGATTCTAATATTTTTGATTCATTCTTAAATTCTAAATATAATTTATCTATACCAGCTTTAATATCAAAAGTTTCTTCTGGTGTTGAAGAATCTGTTTTTTTATCTGATTCTTGATTTATTAATATTTTAACCTTTCTAGATAATACAACCTTTTCTAGTTGATTATAATTATTTATTGATTTAGCTAATTTTTCTATAATATCACTTCTTCTTTGATAACAACTTTTAATAATTTTTTCTAAATTTTTAACTACAAATCTATCTTCCATTAATTCATATAATTTAATTTTAAATTGCATGCACAATCTAACTAATTTTTTAAATAATTTATTATGTTTATAATTTTCTTTTAAAAAATTTAATTTTGGTTTTATAACTGATTCATCAAATAAAATTAATAAATCAATATCTAAATTATCCATAAATAATATCTATTATTAGATAACTAGATTTTATTTTATATGTTTTTATTTATATCATAATAATTAACACAACCTTCATAAAAAACACATTTTACATATTTATTTTTCATCCATCTATCTGCAAATTCAGATTCATTTATAAATTTACCAAAATTATAATCTTTTACTCTATTTATACTTGATCTTAATGAATATTCACTATTTGATAACATACAATAATTATTATTTCTTGGTAACTTATGACAATTTTTTATATTATTCTTATCCTCCCATATAAAATCATATTTTTTACTAAATTCTAATTGTGTTATTTTAGTATTATCCATAATATGAATTGCATCTAGTAAAAATTTTCTAGTACTATAAGAATTATCTTCCCAATACACCCAATATACATATGTTTGAATTAAATCCAATATTAAATTTAATGTTTCTGCTTGCCCCATTAATTTTTCAGTTTTTTGAATAAAATTTATAAATGGATATTTTTCTTTTATTTTTGTAACCCAGTCTTCTTTTGGATTAGGACTATATTCATTTATAATATAAAAATCAATAAATTTATATATATATGGATCATAAGTTAAAATACTATCTATTGATTTTGATAATAATAACCACCTATCTTCTGTAGTAGAATCTAAAAATGTAGGTATAGTTAATATAAATTTTTTATTCTTAATATTATAATTTTTCTCTACATATAACATTGGATTTACTAATATATTATAAGAGTACAACAATACAAATATTGAAAAAAATGTTCCAAATAAATATAAAATATTCATAATTTATATTTATTTTATTATTTAAATCATATTTTTTTAAGAAAATCCATAACATCATTTAATACTGATTTTTCTTTATCTAAATTAAATTTTTTATGAGAAGTTTTCATATCTTGATGAGATTCAGGAACTTCACTAGATTTATTTAAATTAATAACTAATTTTTTTTTCATTTTTTGCTCACTTAATTCTTTTAATAATTTTTCTTGTGCTAACTTTTCTTGTTCTCTTTCTTTTAATGATGCTTCCATATTTTTTTTAATTAAATCAAAATCTGGTTCAGATGCCTTAATTTTTAAATCTTCTGGTTTAGTTATTTGATTAGGAAAATCATTTGTTATACCTTTATACACTTGTTTAGAAAATGTATAGGATGAACTTTCCCTTTCTCTTGTTAAACTTTCATATTTTTTTACAACATCAGGATTATATTTATCTTGTTTTGAATTATTCATATTTATATTATTTATTCTTATCTTAAGTTAAGAATAAAAATGAATATATTTAACGAAAATACATATAAACGTTTATCTATTATTGATAAACGTGAATTATTATATAGTGAGGATATATTAAAATATTTAAAAACATTACCAAAAATCACCCAAGTAAAACCAAAATATACTAAAACAGAAGAATCACCCCCATTAAAAGCATTAATTGAGTCTAGATTTGCAAGGTTTGATTCTATCTTAAATAGTGTTAAACAATTAAAAACTAAATGTGTAATTGAATTAGATGAACATGTTATAACAATTTATGGAAATAATATTAGTAATACATATATATCCCATGTAGCATCAATTATAACGTGGTGGGCAAAAATAAAACCACAAAAATATGATATTACATTTTATTTAACAAGTATTAAAAAAAGATTACCCCCGTTAAATTCCCCAAAAGTATTAACTGAAGAATATATGAATTCAGGATTTACATTTGTTAAAGATCCATGTGAAATTCATATATTTAGAAGAGAAGAATCATTAAAAGTATTAATCCACGAATTAATACATTCATCTAAATTTGATTTTAATAATAGTAATATAGTTGATGTACCTATTATATTAAGAGATGATGATATTTCAAACGAAGGAATTACTGAATATTTAGCTATCATTCATTACTATTGGTATGTAGCTAATTTTATAAGTAATCAAGATCCATCAGAAGAATTTGTTGAATTATTAAGTAATGATCTTGGTTGGCAACATTATCAAATATCTAAAATTTTAAAGTATTTTGAATTAGAACCATCTAATTTATTAGAAAAAAATAATTTTAAACAAAAAACAAGTGTAATGTCATATTTCTTTTTAAAAAATTTTTTCTTTACTCAAAATTCACTACCTATAATATTATCTCGTGATATATCTGCTATAAATAAATTGATTAATAAAATGAAAGATTATATTAAAGATTTTAAAGTAGAAGATGTATTAGATGATGCAATCTCTATGAGAATGTCATTATATGAATTATCTTATTAAATATATATTTAATATATATTTAATAAATTAATTTATGCACTGCTGCCAGCTACTTTGCCTTTCTTTACAGGGGCAGCTGCTGCCTTTACTGCAGGTGCAGGTGCAGGTGCTGATTCACCCTCGGATTCTTTGGCACGGCGGTAGATTGCAGCAAGGTTTACATTAATAGAGCTAAAATCTAGAGTCTTATCTGCAGCAAGGGTGAAGAGAGTGCGAAGTTTGCCATCAGGAATAATTACTTTGCGATCAAATCCAGATTCTTTAGAGGGGTCAGGCTTATAAAGTTTGTGCTCTTTTACATAATCATAAATGTGACCGCTGAGTTCAGTACGACGCAACATGTTATTTTCAGGGATAGTTACGTTAATAGATTTGAGGAATGATACAGCTTCAGGGGGAATAGGTGCAAGTTTAAGAATACCGCTTTCTACATTAGTCTTGCGTACTTTTTTGTTGCGTTGGCCTTGTTGACGGAGTTCATAATTGTGAGCGCTACGAAGTTTTTGGTTCATTGCCTTTGCTTGAGTTAATAGTTGCATTCCATCTTTAATCAAAGTTAGTTGTTTCTCAAGAAGATCGTCAAATGATTCACGTTCAGATTTATCCACATCTTCGAGTTCTACTACGGGTTCAGGCGCGGGTACTACTACAGGTTCAGGCGCAGAGACTACAGGGGCTTCTTTTTTGGAGCGAGCTACTTTGGTTGACATTTTTGTATTATATAATATATTATTGTTTGTTGTCTTTAAGTTATTTCTTACTAAGAACTTAAATTGTCAATTTTTATTATTTTATGGTTAAATAATAAAATAATATAAATTAAAAAAACTACTTAAAATAATAATAATCATTCAATTATACATGGATAAGATCATTAATACTGAAACAGATAGTGATCAACGATTACGTTATGAAGTTAATCAAAATATCGAATTTAAAATTGATTCTAAAAATGAATTATTATTAAAATCATTAAAAACATTCTTTACAGAAGATAAATTTAATATTGTAATCCCTATAATTACAGGAGGATCTAAAATATCATTACGAGTAATTGATTGGTTTGTTACTAATTATTCTAAAAAAAATCAAGTTATTTATAAAATTACTGAAAATAATGAAGAATGTTATATAAATATTCATAATCATTATAAAAGTCAATTAAATGCATATGGTAAAAAATATATTGATCCATTTTGTAGAGGTAAAGATCGTATATTTTTTAATGTTTCTGAATCTCAATGTGTATTAACAAATATTAGTCAATTAAATTTTTTTAGATGGGCTGTACAATATAATGTAATTAATTATATTGATAAAAATTATACTGAAATTGTAAAAGATATGACAAATACTCTTTCAAGTACACCTTCTTACAATAGACGAAGGATCTTTACATCTACCTCTGGTAAAATGATACAAAAATATGATGATGGTATTTCAATGACAATAAATTCTGAAAATAATGAAGATCTTAGCGAAAAGAACCAAAATCAAAATAATATTTCAAAATAATTTATCAAAATATAATTTTTTGATAATTTATTCTTCATCCTCTGATTCATCAGATTCATCTTCGTCATCTGATTCAACAATTATATTATCTTCAATAAAATTTAAATTATATATTACTTTTTCTTCTATTATTTCTGGTTTTAAATAAATACCAAATGTAGATACAAAATTAGTAGTTGATTCATCTAATGGTTTATTTGTTATCCATATTGCATATACCTGTAATATCATTCTTATTTTATTATTTTTTGTTAATTCATTTACAGTTATTTCATTTGATTCTTTTTTTATTAATGTATTACTTGTTATTTTTATTTTAATTAATCCATCATTACATTTATCTATATTATCTACATCATCCATTGTTGATGTTACTTCTTTATTTATTTCTTTAATAATAGGTATAAATTTAATTGATTTTGAATTTATTAATTTTTTCTTGGATTCAGAACTAATAGAATCAGTTGATTTTTGACTAAACCACGTATGTTTATATAAATTTGCATCTTGTAATATTTTATTTTCTAAATCATTAATAAATTTTTTAAATACTAAACACTGAATACCACCTAATGGTAATAAAATTTCACTATGTGATTTCTTATTCATTACCCCAAATATATTTACTAATTCAGGTGTTTGAATATATAATGGTTTATCCATTTTATTATCATATATTTTTATTGTTTTTTTTGTATTATCATCTGAATATTCAGGTGTGTCATAAATTATATTTGATATGTTATATTGATGAGGTAAATAATGATTTTGCATTTAATAATAATATTAATATTTAATATTATTATTTTAAATAAAGAAATTATATAATTTAGGCAGTTGAAGAAGTCGCTTTCTTACGTGCAGGCTTTGCTTTTAGAGTAACTTCTACCTTTTTAACAGAAGGTTTAATTTCTTCTTCCTCATCATCTTCAGCCTCTTCTTCTTTTTCATCATCTTCCTCTTCTTCCTCTGCCTCATCTTTTAGATCTACTGCTGCAAGTTTAGATGTAGTAATATTTACGCTTTCATCAAATAATGATTTTTGGAATAAATGTTTCATGCTCTTAGATACAACATCATCACGCTCCTCTACTTGCATTTGTTCAATCGTAAATGTTACACCATAACGAGATGTCGCTTTAAGTTTCCATACTTTGCTCAGGCTAAAAATCATACGATAACGAACTTCCCCACGACGTACTTTTGCTTCTAAATCTTTAATAGTATGAATTTCCATATCAATGTTATCTTTGTCAAAAAATTTAGTTTCAAGTAGTTCTGCATTGCCCTTCTTGGTACGGAATTTAAAGTTTACATAATTAATACTATCCCCCTTTTCAAGTACAGTTTCACCAACAAGATCTTGTACTTCAAATTTCTTTAAATCTTTATTAGTGGCACCAACAATAATCGACTTATTTTTCTTTAATTCTTCTTGAAGCTCACTCATTTTCTCTAACATTTTCTTATCAGATACATAACCACGCCATTTAGCACGTTCTTTATCTTCAACCATCTCACCATCTTGATTTTTTACAGGAGGCAGACCACCCAGATTATAATCAATAGTAGGACTTTTCATTAATAACGTGGTAAAGGTACCATCTGCATGTTTATAATTTGCAAATGACATATGCATATTTTTATTAATATATTCACTTTCCTTAGTTTCCTCAAATTTTAAGTTAGAAAAATCAACATCTTCGATAGGAATTACTACTTTGGACTTGGACATTTTTATATTATTTATTTATTAATATAACTATATCTTTAAACTGTTAATATATCAATTTTTATTAAATCAATTTTTATTTATAATATATTGGATTCTAATGCAGACCAACGAAGATTTTTATAATTAAACCCTACAACTTCATTTATTACTTTATCATTAATCTCATTATTAATACTTGATAATTTATAATGACGATTAATACGCCTTATGGTTTTTTCAAGCGTAAATAATGATATTAGAGTATCTTTACTATATGCAATAATATTTGCTAATTTATATGAAATATTATTATCTCTAAATTTATATATTCTAGCATATCTATTACCTTCCCGTGATTTAATTAAATGCATATCTACAATTCCTTGAATAATAATTTTTAATGGATAATTAATATTAATATTTAATCCTAATAATTTAATTATATTTTCATACCTATTAAAAAGATATCCTCTATATTTATTGTCCTCTGTATTCTCATCTAATATTAACGTTTTATCATCATCGGTATCATCTATATTATTAATATTATTAATATTATTATTAGATTCTTCATCAAAATCTAGTATGTCCATATTATTTATATTTATAAATTAATAAATGTAAATAATTTATGTTTCAATTTTTATAATACTATGTAACAATAAATAATTTATCACTGTCTTTTTTAATTAAATCATCTATTACTAAATTATCTTCTAATTTAAATATCATTTCAGTTTGATTTAATCCCTGTTCTATACTAGATACATTTAATTCAGTATTTTCTAATATATCATTATCCATCATTAAATCACAATATCCAGTACCCCCATTAATCATTCTTCCAATAATAATTCGCGATGACACACTTTTTAATCTATCGGTCTCATTAAATGCAGCTGCATTAATAAATTGTTCCATTGTTTTTTCAAACGATGCTCGAGATAATGGATCAGTATCTTGTCTGTTAATACCGTGACGATCAATTGATATTAATGCACCACCATGTGTAATTACATCTACTAATAATGCTATATGATGATAATTTACATTGTCAATTAATTCACTAATTTCATTAATTAATTTATTTCTAATTGCTTCAATTCCAAAATTTGCATATATTGAATACATATCATTTGTTATTGTTTTAATATGATTAATTCCAGTAATACTACGAATACCACTCATATTAATTCCATCTGTTTGTAATACATATTCTTCTTTACTTTCAAGACTACCATCTTCTAATACATTTAATTGAGATATAGATAATACATCAATACCAGTAATTCCATCTAACCCTTTTAGATTAAAATTTGATAATATATAATCCTGTAGTTCAATAATTTTATTCAAATCATAATTATTTAATTCAAATCTAATATGAATTACAGGTTGAATATTATTTTCATTACTAGATAAAATAGCACATGATATTACACGGTTAAATATATCTTTATCCAATTTATTATTATTTTTAATATTCTGTAATTTATTCTTCCAAAATTTTACAAAATTTGTTTTTATTTCAGATAATTTTAATTTTTTAGCATATAACATATCACGGTTAATACTAAATCTAAACATCCACGGTAATTTTTTAAGATCTAATTTAACGTCATATATTTGCATCGCCGTATTTGGATCAATATTATCCATTTTTAAATATCCATTTTTAATATCTGGATCATATCCAATATCACTCTTTAATACAATATTTTGTAATGTTAAATAACTAATATATGATGCAATCTTGTATGCACTCTCTTTACTATATTTATATTTATCTTCCAAATAAATTGTTAACATCGGTGTTTTAATATTTTTTGTACAACGTAATATTTCATTTAATCTCGCAATACCAGATGTTCCTTTTTTGACTGCTCCTGCACTGTGCTTAGTATTCAAGTTCAACTGTGTACATTTTTCTCCCATACTTTGTGCACCTAATACTCCAACCATTTCTCCAGGATCTACTATCGCTTTGTTGAAATTGTGAATAATCTCAATTTTAATTTTTTCTAACGATTTTTTAGTTAATTTATATTCAATCATACATTTTTTAGGTGATAAATATTCATAAATAGACACAATAAACATAAATTTATTTATATATTCTAATTCTTGTTTATAGCTTTCTGATAAATCTAAATTTCTTTCTGCTTCTGTCATACAAAACATTTTAGTATTTTTAGATTTTATAATATCTTCAACTGTATTAATTATATCATTATAATCTAAATCTGTCTTACTGGTACTACTAATATTACTATTAATTATACGATGCAAATTTACAGGTAACATATATTTGTCTTTTAATGTTACATAATTTAATGTTGATTTCATTACAATTTTTCGTAATTCATCCCTGTATGATATTAATTTTTTATAATATTCTTCATTCATTATCTCAGTTTTAGTTAATTCATTCTTCTTATAAAATTGCTTTAATTCTTCTTTTGTAAATATTAATGTTTCCCTAATATTCTTATTACTCATATTAATTAAATTTATTTTTACAGGTGATTGTTTTACTTGATCTAAATTAGATCCACCGTAAAAGTACTGGATAATTTGATTGTTTGCACTACGGACTAGACCATCGTAATAGACCATTACGTCCTCCATACCTTTAATTAATTTACGTTGGACGTAGCCTGTGTCTGCGGTATCAACTACATGTAATCCATTTGCTAATCCAAAGTTTAATGTACTGGGAATTGTTAAGTCATATACTTTAGGATATAATGAAATATCTATCTTATTAATTTCTACAATTTCATCTAATACTACATCATTTTGAAAACTAAAGTTTCTATGAGTTTGTGATGCTTTTAATATTTTTAGTTGAGCATCTTTTTTATCATCAATCATATATATTGATTCTGCAAATTTAGTTGCCCATAATGATCTAATTGCTAATGTATAAGTTGGTAATATATTTTCAGTTCTCAAATTATTTGACTTTGCTTGTCTAATTGATACTTTACCAAATATTCCTAATCTAGTGCATAACATGCTAATACCATCTATTAATTTAGCAGATGCTGATCCAATTTCAATTGAATTTTCAGTAATTGTTCCATCCCCTGAAAAATATCCATTTAATAATCCAATAATAAATTCATTTGGTGCTGCATATGCAAATTCAGGAACATATTTATTTTCAGCACCATGCCCAACAATTTTATCTAAAAATTTAGCAAGTATTGTTGAATATCCACGAATAGTTGATGATGTTCCTCCAATGTGATTAATATGAGATTCAAAATTATGATGTAATCCCCATGAATCAAACCATTCATTTACAAACTTTTGTATATTTGCATTATTATTTGTAATTCCAACATATCCAGATTTAATATCTACATTTCCTTCTGCTAAGAATAATCCAATAAATTTACCATTTGTTTTATCAAGTACAAATTTATCAGGAATATTAGAATGTTCGCGATTTGTTGTAAATGGGTAAATATAATTTTGTTTTATATTATTCATATTAGATCTAATAGTTGCACGTTGAAATCTAGCTTTGCTATCATATGGTAGTGTAAATGTATTACCATTATTAGAATCCCACCAACCAACAGGAATATGTTCACGTCCTTCCATTGCTTTTTCTACTGAATCAAATGCTTTAATAAATTCAGAACCATAAATATATTCAGATTTAGATAAATATTCACTCATATCAATTTCAGTTGTAATTACGGGTGGTAATGGTAAACTCATAGTTACTGGTACAAAATCCCCTGGTTTTACTAAAGGTGTTGATGTATGTTCAAATTTCTTTGTTTCATGATTATAAATTAGGAGAGATTTAGATTCAGTTACAATTACTTTCTTACCACCTAATGTTTTAATTTCATATAATTCTTTACCAGGTAAATGTCTAGTAATTGCAGTAATATGCCCCCATGTTACATTACCATCTGCATTGGTTGTAGGAATATATAATTTACTATCTTCTACTACTAAATATTCCATTTCTCTTTCTTCAAAATGTTGTACTTTATCTTTATTCTGATCTAAAATATTATCAATCCAATCACCAATCATTACGTATTTACTAGTCTTAGAATCAAATAATACAATAGGAGTATCACCAGTTACAGATTTGATAGCTGTATCAATCAAACCATCACGACCCGCCGCAGTTTGAAAAAAGAACTCAGTGGGACTTAATCCTTTTAAATATGAACTAGTTACAAAGCCACGAGCCTGCGGCGTATCATCGTTTTGTGAAAAATGAGGCAGTGTGCGACTATTTACTTTTTTAGCAATCCGTTTATTATTCATGTTAATTTGACCTACAATACTTGAAATACTACCTAATTGTTCTACTTTTCCTTTTGCACCTGAATCAACCATTAAAAATAAATTATTTGATGAATTTGTATTATCCATAACAATTTTACCCATATTACCTGCATGTGCTGATAACATAGTAGCTAAATTATTCTCAAAAATAGATTCATCTAATAATCCAGGGTGATTTTCCTGTTCTGTAATTAAATGTTTTACTTCTAATAATAATTTATTTGTTTTTTCTTTTATTTGATTCATAATTGTATCATCTACAATACAATCTTTAATACCTACTGTAAATCCTTTTAAATGTAACCATGATAAAATTACTTTTTGTACATTGTCAATAAAATCTCTGGTTTTTTCTCCCCCATATTGATCGAATATAGTACCTAAAAATCCATTTGAACTATTTAATACATTTGCAGTTAATTTTCCACTTTTATATTCTCCATTTTGTACATTAACTTTTCCAAGTGTCATATTAATATCTGGAATTAAATAACTCATCAAATTAAATGTACTACTTTCTTTTTTTGATACATTAAGTGATTTTACATTTTCAGTTACCATTAACGTTTTCATAAGTCGATTCCATGATAATGGTTGACTTGATTCAGTGAATAAATAACAACCTAATACACCATCTTGACGTAATTCAATAATTGGTTCTGTATTTCTAGGTGAAATAATCAAATTAGTAACATTTGCTAACATTGATAATTCTACAACGGATTGAATAGTTTGAGGTACGAACACGTTCATTTCATCACCGTCAAAATCTGCATTATACGGTTTGCAAGTACTAGGATTCATTCTAAATGTTGTAAATTTATCATTCATAGAAACTTTAACACGATGACCCATCATACTTAATTTGTGCAAACTTGGTTGACGGTTAAATAATACATAATCTCCATCAATTAAATGTCTTTCTACTATATCACCATATTGTAATTTAATCGGACGATTTCTATATCTAATATCATATGACACACCATTCTTTTTAATAATTTTATTAACACCAGGATAAATATCACGCCCATTTTTTACTAACATCGACATTTTTTCATAATTATCTGGAGTAACTGTTTCTGGAAAGGGAATACTCATTGCTATTTTTAGGGGTATTCCTACCTCATCAATTCCAATAGACGGATCGGATGTAATTACGGCGCGTCCAGACCCTTCTACGCGCTTACCATTTAAATTTTGACGAATCCGCCCTGTTTTTCCAGAAATTCTTTCTGTAATCGATTTGATAGGCCTTCCACCAGTTTTTTGTTGAGATACAGGTAATGACATTTCTTCATTATTATAATAAGTAGCAATATGATATTGTAAATTACGAATATGATCTTCACTATATTTCATATCTTCACCTGATGCAGATTCTTTATCCAATATTTTTCTAACTTTAATATTTGTTTTGATAATATCAGATAATTTATGCGTTAATGTATCTTCAAATGATGTTGATGATAAAAAATCTCTTTTTGCTGGCGGCCTAATTGCAATTGGCGGAATTGGAAAATTAATAATAATCATATTTTCTGGTCTAGCTTTTGCTACATCAAAACCCATAATTTGATAATCTAAATCTGATATATTTTTCATAATTGTATAACACGTACTTGGTTTTAAAATTTCAATAATTCTTTTTTTACCAGTTTCATTACCACCATCTTCTTCTGTTACTCCTGATAATTCAGTTTCTGCGTGTAATTGAATATTACCAGTTGTTGGTGATATTTTTTTGGTAATAATAGGTACGGGTGCACCACATGAATAATCTTGGCGTACACAATACTTAATACTAGATGTTATTTTTCTAATTTCATTAAATCTTACCTTGCCATATTTATTACGAATAACATGATTAATTTCATCTAATGATTTATTAATTAATAATTTAGAACACCTAATACAAATACATCCTAAGATATTTTTTATAATAGTAATAAATCCAATATGAAATACAGGTTCTGCTAATTCAGTATGACCAAAATGCCCAGGACAGTTTTTAGATTCTAAGCCACACGTAGCACATAATATTTGACTGTCAGCTGTTCCTAATCTTGGATCTACTAAACCACCTCTTTTAGGTTCCATTAAATCATATGTTTCAGCAATATTAATACCAAATGTATCATTTGCTACTGCAGATGCCCGTTTAATTTCATCATTTCCGTATAAGGTAAACTCGATTTTGTCGATATTTGAAATTTCATCAAATTTATCAGACATCGTCTCTTGTTATATTTATATAATAATTATTTAAATAATATTAATAATTAAATAATTTAATTATCAATTTTATTGTTTTAAGTTTAAGTCAATTTATTTCCAATAAAATTGAATCTAAATATATATAAAAACAATATGATATTATAATTAATAGAAAATGCAAACTTCTAATCTATTCAATACTCCATGGCATTTGTGGTATCATCATGAATTAGATAATTGGAAAGAAGATGGATATCGTAAAATATTTACGATAAATTCAATTAATGATTTTTGGGATTTACACAACAATATTGAATATATTGGAGGTATTAATAATCAAAATTTCTTTTTAATGCGTGATGGTATTAAACCTATTTGGGAAGATCCTAAAAATAAAAATGGTGGATGTTGGTCAATTAAATTAACAGATGTATCTAAAAATTATAATATTTGGTTAAAATTAGCATTACGAATGGTAGGAGAAACAATGTTTAAAGATTCTAAATTAGATGAACAAAAAATAATTACTGGATTATCTATAAATTTAAGAAATGCAAATACATCAATTATTAAAATATGGAATACAGATATTAAATATAATTCTATTAAATTTTTGCAAGAAGATATAACAAAAGATTTTGGATATAATATTATTTATAAGAAGAATAATGCAGAATATTAATTTAATAAAAAATAATATATTTTTTTATTAAATTTTTAAGGGAATATAAACTCACCTGAAGATAAATTCAAGTATCTTGGGGGAATTATTTCCTGACCACTTTCATTTTTTATTCTTAATGTTTTTAAATTATTACCATCTTTATCTTTTGAAATAGAACCATCCATCTCTTTTATAAATTCATCACCAATTGCAGTTAAACCTTTCTCTAAAAATGCTATAATTTCTGGTGTAGTAGTAATTGGTTTTAATGTACTAGCATTGTCAGTAATATACTTGTCACTTACTGGATATAAATAAACTTCATATAGATAATTATCTATTTTTAATGTATATTTTTTATTATCTACTGCGTTATAATAAAAATCTATATTTATTGATGGTTTTTTAGAATCAGTGAATAAACTAGAAAATGGCCAATCAGGACCTCCATTATTTTTCCACCATGTATCACGTAATATTTTAGATTTATTAGTATTTTCAACACTATTTGTATATTCACGTAAATCTAATAAATTCTCTGATTTTATTTTTATTCTATCTTGAATTTTCTTCCATATTTTTTCATTTCTAAATATAAAATTAGCACTTAAACCATAATCTAATCCTAGTTTTATATCATCTAAAGTTCCATTATCATTAAAACATTCACCCTTTTGACTATCTTTTCCTGCTATATTTTTTTCATAATATGTCCACCCTTCAAATGGTTTAGATGTAGATCCTCCTATTTTACCGCTACCTTTTTCACCTTCAACAGATGAAGACTTGTATTCAATTTTATTAGTACTTAAACATGATTGAAATTGTGTAAAAATATAATTAGACCCTTTACCTTCATTACTAGGTACTTCACAACCTAATTCTACAGGTAATTCTAATGATTTTAAATTAGTATCTATTTGAATAGGTGTTATTTTCTCATTTAATTTAGTTATGTCAGATGTTTTATCTAATTTTGTTACTGCATCAGCTTGACTAGATGATATTTTATCTTTTGTTGTAATACCATATTTCTTAAAAATATGACAACAGCAATTTACTTTAGGTAATATTCTAGTACTATAATCATATTTTGCAGCATAATCATTAAGATTATTTGCATCTGGTGATGTTAAACCTTCTATAAAATTTTCTTTCTTGCGACCTACACACTCTGATCCTCCATATAATATCTTTGGTGCATATAAAGGATCTCCTCCATAATTTTGATCAGGGCCACCACATTCACATATATTACAAGGTGCTACTATATTACAAAATTTATCAACACCTTTTTTTTCTGCATTAATCATATTTTGTGCATTTTCTTCAAAATTTTCCAATTTACGTGGATCATCTATTTTACCTGGTGCTATTCCATATTTATGTCTAGCTAAGTAAAAGAAGTCGAGTAAAAATGATACACCTTGATTATCCCAAGATATTACAGGATTAATACCTGAGGCTGGTACACCAAGTACTTTATAGTGAATATAACCATAATATAATGCAATTAATAATAAAATAACAACAATACCTGTATATACAGTAAAATTATCATATAATAATTTATATAGTTTACTAAACTTTAATAATTTTTCATTTAATTTATCAGGATCCATATTATCATATGGATTTATAGATGGATTAGCGCCTCCTAACATATTTGTATTATATGGAATACTTATATATGTAATGTATAATATTAATAATATTAATACAAGTAAAGAATAATTTCTATTAATTACAGTTTTATTCATAATTTAATATTTGAAAAAAACTACTGTAAAAATATCTTATTATAATTATAATAATATTAATTATAATTATAATTTATTTGGGCATTTATTTGTCTTAAAAAACTTTTGATAGCCAGGTAAATCACAGCATGAACATGGTCTATATGTATTACAAAAATATTGTGATTCTTTATACAGATTTCCAAATGGATTTCCAGTTAATTGGATAAAATTAAATAATTTTTCAATTTCAGGGGTAGATGTTTCTTTATCTTTTAATTCTTCATAATTAAAACTTGCAGATTCTCCATCTGTTACATCTTTAGCAGCTACTGCATCAATAACAGTATTATAAAATTGACTAAAAAATTCTTGACCATTTTTCCATGTATTTATTGCTATTATTTTTGATCTAAAACGAACACCGATAATAATATAAACTATTAACATTATCGGAATTGCTACTAGTAAATATCTATATTTATATTTCCATGGTACATTTTTGGGCAATGGAAATGTGTTTGCCACTGTCACACCTCCAACTTGTATTGCATAATTATTTGGAATACTTAAATATGCATATGATAATATTAATATTAATAATGTAACAATTGGTAATTTTGTTGTTATTAAATGTATTAATTTTTTATTCATATAATAATTTTTGAAAAAATTATTCAGAATAATCCTTATAATCATATCCACCTTTATAAATATATGATAATTCATCATCGCTGGTATCTACATCAGTTTTTTTACCTAAATAATCATTAAAATTATAATAAAAAAATTTCCAATTATATATTAAAAATACTATTAAAAATAATAATATAAAATATATAAATGTCCGACCTATATTATTATTACTTATATATGTTTTAATAAAATTTGTATTTGTTGTATTTTCAACATGCTCAAATACATTGGATGAACATGGATATAATATATATTGATTATCGGTATTAAAAAAAGAATCATCATTTTTATTTTGATCAATGTATATTATAATTATACCTTTAGATGCATCAACATTAATATCTTCAATATCATATTGATATGTAACCAATTTATTACTTATCACTAATTTAGTATTATTTTCTATTACTGAAAGTATATTATTATTATTTAAATCATTTATATTAATTATAATTTCATCGTCACTTAAATACATTGATCCTGGTAGTAATGATTCTTCATCATAATATTTATATACATATCCACAGTCTTTATGATTATATAATTCTTTAATTGTTCTATTTATATTATTATAATAATCAGTATATGTTATTGGTTTAAAATTATTTGAATTATTTATTTTATCTGGTATTTTTTTATTAAATATATATTCATATATTTTTTTATTATATTCAAAATATTTATCTATTAAAGGTTTATTTTCATCTAGTTCAGATGAAAAATTTTCATACTTATTTTTATGTACAGTATTTGTTATATTTAAATAAAATAATAATATAATTAATATTCCAAATATTATTCTTATATTTTCATTCATACATTATGTAGAGTTAAATAATTGACATAATAATTTTAAATTTTTATTATTATAATATTCATTCACAAATCTTGTTTTTTCTTGTTTATCCATCATTGAAAATTCATTTAAAAAAATGTCTATTTTTTGTTCACGTGACATTAAAATACCTTGTGATATTAAATTATTCATAATTATCATAATCATTAATAAAAATCCTAATATTATACACAATAATCCAATACTTGTCATACTATCATATTATATTTTTTTTTACCTTTTTTACTTTATTTATTTTAGCTTCTTTTTTTAGTTTTTTATTATTTTCTTCAATTAATAAGGTGTAAAAAGAATATCCTTGTAATAAACAATCTGCCAAATCATCTTTTTTACTAAATCCTTTAAAAAATTCATTCCATTCCGCAGTAATTATATTTTGACAAAATTCAATAGACATTTTTTTACCCTCTTGATATGTTAGTTTTTTTGGTTTTTCTTTGTTCTTTTCTGTTTTTTCTACAAATAATGTATTTTTTCTACTAGGTGATATTAATCTAATATTTTCACATAATAATGTTTTTGCATCTACTATTTTTCTAATTAAAAACCATGCATACAATGTATCTGCAATTGCTTTCATTTTTGGATTTTTAAATGTAGGTTGATTTTCAATTAATACATATTTAAATTCTCCAAAATCAATTAAATCTAATTTTTCAATTAATTTCTTTTTTAATATTTCAATCGCATTATCTGATGCATATATTTGTGGTCCATGATTTTTACACATATATTTATTAGTTCCTTCATTCGGAATATCTATATTATAAGTAGCTTTATCATAACATTTTTCAACAAAACAAAAATGCTTTGCTCTTAATTTCTTACAATGATCTTTACAATAATAATTAGTTTCAAATAAATATAATCCATCTTCATCACAAAAATTACATTTTTCTAATGATAAATTAACAATACCCCATTTTTTAATAGTTAAATTAATTTTGTGTGTTTCTAAATCTTCACTATATTCAGATATATTATATGCTAAATGTTTAATTCCTACATCCCATGATAAAATAATCGTTGATTGCATATAAATATAATTATCTTATATTTATATATTAATTCCTAAAGTTGAAAATTTATTAATTTAAATACTAAATAATATAAATTATAACAGTATGGCACAAATCAAATATATTGATTTGTGTTGTGGTATAGGTAGTTTTCATTATTCATTCAAAAAATTAGGATGGAAATGTGTAATGGCCTGTGATATAAATAAATCATCAAGAATAAATTATAAAAATAATTATAATTTAGAACCATTAGAAGATATCTATAATATTGATCCTAAAGATGTAGAAGATTATGATATAATAACTGCAGGTATACCATGTCAACCATTTTCTCAATCAGGTAATCAATTAGGTTTTGGAGATACACGTGGATTATTATTTTTTGAAGTATTAAAATTTGTTAAATATCATCATCCTAAAATTATTATCATTGAAAATGTACAAGGATTAGTAAAACATGATAAAGGTAATACATTAAAACGAATTATTTCTGAACTAGAAAAAGAAAAATATAAAGTTGTGTATAAAATATTAGTTTGTTCTGATTATGGAATACCACAGATGAGAAAAAGAATATTTATTATTGGTGTAAGAGAAGATATTGTAATAGAAGATTTAAATAAAATCTTTGATCTAAAAGATTATGAAAAAAAAATAACTTTATCTAATTTTTTAAATAAAAATTTTAAAAAAGACATAGCGTATACAATAAGATGTGGGGGAAGAAAATCACCTATTAATGATAAACATAATTGGGATGGTTATATTGTAGATGATAAAGAATATCGATTAACTATAGAAGATGCATTAAAATTACAAGGATTTACAGATACTGAATTTAAATTAACAGGTACTGAAAAAGAAAAATGGACATTATTAGGAAATACAATACCAACAATTTTTACTGAAATTCTTGGTAAACAATTAAAGAAATTATTTTTTGAGACGAATGTGTAAACTGCCCTTTTTTTTATTATTCATTTCAATTATCCATGGTTTACAT